TTAAAACGGCTAGAGCATCAGAAGCTACCTATCCAGATAAAGTAGATTGGCAAGTACCACTTAGAGGAGAAAAAGGTGAGTGGTATCCTATCATCAGAGTTGGAAGACATGTACCTTTCGGGTACAAACAGGATGAAAAAGATCCTGACTTGCTCGTACCCATCCCAGAAGAATTAGAACTTTTAGAAAAAGCAAAATTATTTCTACAGGATTATAGTTTGAGAAAAGTATCCAAGTGGTTATCAGATCAATCAGGTAGATATATATCACATGTAGGGTTAGATAAACGTGTCAGGATCGAAGAGAAACGGAGGAGAGCTTCCTCAAACTACCGCAACTACGCTAGGAAGTACAAAGAAGCGCAAAGGAAAGCGGAGAAGATTGAAAAGCAAAGACTTGGTGGTAGAGAAACCAAGCGAATCTTTGGAGATGGATGGTCAGACCTCCCCAGCGACACCGAAGCCTCAACAGAATGAAGTAGAAGAAGTTCCTAGAGATGTTATCTTTGAACCTAATGCTGGACCTCAAACAACATTCCTAGCAGCTACAGAACAAGAAGTATTGTACGGTGGTGCTGCAGGTGGTGGTAAAAGCTACAGTTTAGTAGCAGATCCAGTCAGATACTTAAATAACCCTAACGCTAGAATGCTTCTAGTGCGTAGGTCAACAGAAGAACTAAGAGAACTTATATCCGTAAGTAAACAGCTTTACCCAAGAGCTATTCCTGGAATTAAGTTTATGGAACGAGACAAGACTTGGGTAGCACCTAGTGGTGCAACTCTCTGGATGTCTTACCTTGACCGTGACGATGACGTTATGAGATACCAAGGTCAGGCATTTAACTGGATAGGTTTTGACGAGCTAACACAGTGGCCTACAGACTACGCATGGAACTACATGAGGTCACGCCTACGTACTACCAAAGCTTCAGGGTTACCTCTCTATATGAGAGCTACAAGCAATCCGGGTGGTCCGGGCCACATGTGGGTTAAAAGATATTTTATAGATCCTAGTCAACCTGATAAAGCATTCTGGGCTACAGATAACGAAGGTGAAGTAATCTGCTGGCCTAAAGGTCACACTAGAGAGGGAGAGCCTCTTTTCAAGAGGAAGTTTATCCCTGCGACTTTGTTTGATAATCCTTATCTGTCTGACGATGGGATGTACGAGGCCAACCTACTCTCTTTGCCTGAGCACCAACGGAGACAATTGTTGGAAGGGGATTGGGATATTAATGAAGGTGCAGCTTTCCCTGAGTTCAGTAGAAGAATACATGTTGTAGAACCTTATGATATACCAAGCAACTGGCCTAGGTTTAGAGCAGCAGACTACGGATACGGATCTTACTCTGCTGTTATATGGTTTGCTGTAGCTCCTGATGAACAGTTAATTGTTTATAGAGAACTATACGTAAGTAAAGTTTTAGCTACAGACTTAGCAGATATGATTTTAGATATTGAATCTGATGAGAAAATAAGATATGGTGTTCTCGACAGTTCTCTCTGGCACAAGAGAGGTGATACTGGTCCTTCACTTGCAGAGCAGATGATACAGAAGGGTTGTCGATTTAGACCAGCAGATAGATCTAAAGGTTCTCGTGTATCAGGTAAGAACGAGTTACACAGAAGACTACAGGTAGATGACTTCACAGAAGAACCTAGAATAGTTTTCTTTAGTAGTTGCTACAATACAATCGCTCAACTTCCTTCACTACCTCTGGATAAAAACAATCCTGAGGATGTAGACACTAAGTCTGAAGATCACATCTATGATGCTATTAGGTATGGTATCATGACAAGACCAAGAAGTAATCTGTTTGACTACAACCCTGATACTCAGAGGACAGGTTTTCAAATGGCTGATTCAACGTTTGGATATTAGAGTGCTAGTAACTTGCCCTAAGTGTGCTGTAATTTATAATACAGATAAGTTCGATAGTTGTCCTAATTGTCAAGAACAATATGATTTTGATAATGGACCTTGGAAGGTAAAATAATATGGAAGAAGACGAAAACTTAGCTGAAGAAGTATACATGGAAGATGCTGAAGTATCTTTTATAGAAGATACAGACGAAGATTCTAAAGCTGATCCTTCAGTTGGAACTATTGTAGGTTATATACAGAAACGTTTCAGTAAAGCAGAGAATGCTCGTAATGCTGAAGAACAACGCTGGATAAAAGCTTATAGAAACTACAGAGGTCTTTATGGACCAGACGTAAGTTTTACTTCATCAGAAAAGTCTAGAGTATTTGTTAAGGTTACAAAGACAAAGGTACTAGCTGCCTATGGTCAAATTGTAGAAGTTCTCTTCGGTGCTAACAAGTTTCCTATTACTATAGACCCTACTGTTTTACCTGAGGGTGTTTCAGAAGCTGTACACTTAGAGACAGAAGATACTGCTAAGAAGATGCAGGAGCAACAAGCACCTATGGGTGAAGCCGAGCAGGTACAGCCCGGTGAAACTCTTATTGATTTTAGAGATAGACTAGCAGGTTTAAAAGAAAAACTAGCACCTGTACAAGATAACTTAGAAGAAGGTGAAGCAGAATCACCTACACAAATTACTTTCCATCCAGCTATGGTAGCTGCTAAGAAGATGGAAAAGAAAATACATGACCAACTAGAAGAGTCCAACGCAAGAAAAGAACTACGAAACGCTGCGTTTGAGACAGCACTGTTTGGTACAGGTATTATGAAAGGACCATTTGCGGTAGACAAGGAATACCCTAACTGGTCAGATGAAGGTGAATACTCACCTGTTACAAAAACAGTACCTAAGTGTTCATCAGTTTCTATTTGGAACTTCTACCCTGATCCTGATGCATCTAATATGGATGACGCAGAGTATGTTGTAGAGCGTCACAAGATGTCTCGAACACAAATGAGAGCACTTAAGAATAGACCTTTCTTCAGAAGCAATGCTATAGATACAGCTATATCTATGGGAGAGTCCTACACTAAAGAGTGGTGGGAACAAGCTATGCAAGACGATGAGCAAGAAGCTCAAAGCGAAAGGTTCTCAGTCCTAGAGTTTTGGGGCTACATGGACACAGAGATGTTGAAAGACCAGAATGTAGACATCCCTAAAGACATGAAAGAAGCAGACCAAGTATCCGTAAACGCATGGATATGTAACGGACAAGTACTACGCTTAGTACTTAATCCTTTCACTCCTTCATACATTCCTTACTATGCAGTACCTTACGAGGTAAACCCTTACTCTTTCTTTGGAGTAGGTATTGCAGAGAACATGGATGACACACAAACATTAATGAACGGCTTTATGAGAATGGCAGTAGATAACGCTGCTCTCTCAGGAAATCTTATCATAGAGGTAGACGAGACAAATCTCGTCCCAGGGCAAGACCTCTCCGTGTATCCAGGAAAAGTATTTAGGAGACAGGGAGGGGCACCTGGTCAGGCTCTTTTTGGAACTAAGTTCCCAAATGTATCTAATGAAAACATGCAACTATTCGATAAAGCGAGGGTTTTAGCTGATGAAAGTACTGGGTTTCCTTCATTTGCCCACGGTCAAACAGGGGTGCAAGGAGTTGGCAGGACTGCTAGTGGGATTTCTATGCTCATGTCTGCTGCTAACGGTAGTATTCGAAATGTGGTTAAAAATGTAGATGACTACTTGCTATCACCTCTTGGTAAAGCTTTCTTCAACTTTAACATGCAGTTTGACTTTGATGACTCTATAAAAGGTGACTTAGAAGTAAAAGCACAAGGTACTGAAAGCTTAATGGCTAACGAAGTACGTAGCCAACGCTTGATGCAGTTCTTACAGATTACACAGAATCCAACACTAGCACCATTCTCTAAGATGGATTATATCATCAGAGAGATTGCTAAGAGTATGGATCTAGATCCTGATAAACTTGTAAACTCTATGTCTGATGCAAAACTACAGGCTGAGTTACTCAAAGAGTTTAGAGCAGAGAATCCTGAAGCACAACCTCAAGAAGGTGTACAACCACCTCAAGGACAAGGAGCACCTACAGGAGTACAAGATACTTCAGGAGCAGGTGGTGGTAATATAGGAACAGGTACTGCACCACAACCAAACGAGCAAGGTTTCTCAGGTAATACAGGACAGCAAGGTGCTGCATGAGCCTGAAGTTAATCGTAAACAATAAAGACACTTGGGATGCTATGCTTGAGGAACTAGATTCTCGTATAGCTTTCTCTCACAAACAAATGGAACAACGAACAGAACCAGAAGAGCTATATAGACTCCAAGGTGAAATTCGTGCTTTACGTTCACTTACTCAATTGAGAGATAAAGTAAATGCCTAAGAAATCACTTGTACCAAAACCAAGACCTAGAACTAAAACTAAAGAAAAGACTTTACGTGGTAGACCTGTCTGGATTGATGAGACAGGTGATATAACTGGTGAAAAAGGCACTCGTTATTCTGAAGTAACTACAACAATACCTTGGGGAACTTCATGGATTACAGCCCCTAGTATTGATAAAGATGGTTCTAAATTATCTGATGAAGAAGTTTCTAGAAGACTAAAAGATAATGAAGGTAAAGATTTCCTTACAGGAGAAAAGCTACCAACATTTGAAAATGAACCAGATGCTTCTGGTTATGCTCAGTGGAGATCAGACACAATGTTTGATCAAGAGCAGATAGAAAAAGGTTACAAGCCTGTACTAGAGCAGCAGCAATACGAAGAAGACGTAGAAGAAACTCTAACAGATAAAGTAATCAGAAAAGCTAAACCATTTACTGATGAGGTAAAAGGCTTTGTAGATTACCTACTTACACCTAGTCAACACTTTGATTCAGGTGGACTAGCTACTCAGATGTCAGACTTAGGTGTGGACACAACCAAGAATCCTGTTCAGACAATGGAGTTCCGAGCACCAGAAGGTAAAACTCTAGATGACATTGAACCTTTCAAAGATGTAAGAGAACCGTATATAGAAAAAGAAGGTGTAGAGTTTAAGAAAAAACTATTAGCTACACCACCTCTTAAGAAACCTAAAACATTCTATGGCTATACTGAAGAAGGTCTAAAACAAGAAGCAGATAAGTTTGCTAAAGAGTTTAATGAACAAGACCAAGCTAACATAACCAAGGCTGCAGAGTTCCTAGTTCCTTTCTATGACTCAGGTGTAAACATTGGTAACGTCATTGAAGAGTATATGAAACCTGAAGATGAGCGTGACAATGAGTACATAAAGGAACAGTTCAAACAAGCAGGACAGAGTGCAGCTATCGAAGGTGGTATGTTACTCCTAGGTGGTGTATTTATTAAGTATGGATCTAAAGGTATAAAAGCTTTATACAATAAGGCTAAACAATACGAGATAGACCCTAACGTTGCTTCTACATTTGGTGTTGGTTCTATCAAGAAAAAGTCAGAAGAAATGATTTCTGTCTTTCCTAAACCAGAAAGAATGTTTCCTGAAGATGCTAGACCTAAAGGTGGTGACTATTTAAACCCAGCGACAGGAGAAGTTCTATCAGGTAGAAACGTATCTAGTGCTAACATAAAAATAAATCCAGACGGTAAACCTTCTTTTAAAGTGTCTAATGATAATGTAGAGACAGTAGGGTCTGCAGGAACACAGATTAAAACTAACTTATTTAAAAAGAAAGCTGGATGGAAGTGGACAAAATCTCCTGAAGGTATGGAAGACGTAGGTACTCTCATATCTGTACAGAACAGAGGTAAACACTTTTACACTATAGAGACAGATTTTTCTAAAGGTGTTAATCTTAAAAAGTATCCAAACTCTGCATCAGAACCTAGGTTAAGACCAACTGTTGTTGGTGAGATAGAGTTAGGACCACAGATTGGTTCTATATCCGTAAGAGGAAAAGAACATCCTGTTTTTCAAAGTGTAAGAACTTATAACGAAGGTGGTATGGCAATGAAAGATGACATGAACATGGGATATGCATTAGGTGGGGAAGTAGATGCAATTGATCCTGTATCAGGTAATGAAATACCACCGGGATCTACAGCTAAAGAAGTACGAGATGATATACCCACTATGTTATCTGAGGGAGAATATGTAGTTCCTGCAGATGTACTTAAGTTCTACGGTCTAAAGTTCTTTGAAGATCTAAGAGCAAATGCTAAAGTAGAAATGGCTATGATGGAAGAAGAAGGACGTATAGGTGGACAACCTGTACCTGAAGAAGGTGAGCTTACAGAAGATGAGATGACACTACTTGGTGAAGTCATGGGTATGGCTGAGGGTGGTATGAACCAAATGCAACCTCAACAGCCTCAACCACCACAGCCTATGGTGATGGGTCAGCAGATGCCTCCACCCAAACCACAGCCTACATCCTACAATAAACCTGTAGGATTTAATACAGGTGGTATGACAGATGCTTTTGGTAATCCTATAAATCCTGGAATTAATCCACCCGAAGAACCAACTAAGTATCTACAGGACATTGATCCTACATCAACTAATATTTATGGTATAGATCAACAACAGCAGCCTGATCAAGTTACATCTATCGGTCAAGAAGATATAGGTGTAGGTGGATCTCAAGGAACTGCTGGTGTATCTGGTGGTGGAATGAAAACAGTATTCTACATCCACAAAGATGGTAGACGTATCTCTGTTCTAATGTTAAATGGTAAACCTATTAGTTCTGTTCCAGCCGACTTCAACGAGTTTATGGAAGACACACCAGAAAATAGAACTAAGATAGGTATGGGTGAAACAGGTGAAATAGAGGTTGGTGTTGGCGAAGGTGATCAACAACAAGTAACTACGGAAGGTTCATCTGGTTCAGAAGATCCTAATGAAAGTGTAGAAGTATACAAAGCTTCAGGTGGAAAGAAACCTGATGCAAGCACACCTGAAGGAGCTTATCAGCTATACGAAGAGAGTGGTGTAAATGTACAAGACCCTGTAGGTCAAGCTAAGAAAATACTAGAAGGAACTACGGATGTACCTAAGGGAGCAGGTATACTAGCTGGGGCTATTAATCCTATTGCTGGAATAGGTCTTGGTGGTTTTCAAGCTGTAAACAATCTTACAGCAGTATCTAAAGCACAAGCTAATAAACAAATGGCTGAGTTCTTAGGTATGGAAAGTGAAGCTGCAGCCATACAAACTGAGATAGACAATTTTGTAAAGTCTGCTCCAGGAATAGTTGGAGCGTTAGATGAGTATGTTGCCTCAGGTGATCAAAGATTTGGTAAAGCACTTGAGTCTGCATTTAGTATGAATGCTCCAGACGAAATGGTTATCTACAATGATAAACTAAGTGATAAAGGTAAAGCTAATGTAGCAGAGTACTTATCTCAATTTAAGAAGACAGATCCTACTCAAGGTACTTCACTAAGACCTAAGTTAAGACCTGCTAATCTTGGAGAAGGAACACCTGAGATAACAAAGAGAAGAGAAGTAAAAGGTAAGTACGATGTACTTTCTAATAAGAAACTCTCTGGTGGTTACAATACTAGTACACTATCTGCAGCAGAACAAAAATCATTTGATAATGCAGTTGATAATGGAACTTGGCAGATAGCTAATCACTTTGCTATGGTAAATAGACATCGTAATAAACAAGATGAATTTGCTAAGAGTGGCTATAATCCAATTGTAGGTAGATCTCTTGGTCTTAATCAATCATCTATGGATCAAGCTAAAAAGTATGGTGGTAGTGTTCAAACAGCTATTAACGATGGTAGAGCTAAGAGAGTAGGCTTCTTTAAACCTGTAGAACTTATTAAGGGTACTACTGCATCAACTCCTGTTAAAGAAACTAGAGTTACTACTAGAGGAGATGATAACGCAGCAGCAAAAGCAGCAGCAGAACAAAAAGCAGCAAGGGATGCAGCAGCAGCAGCTAGGGCTAGACTACGTGCTCAAGCAGAAGCAGATAGAAGAAGAAACGATAGAGATCAAAGTATTAGTAGAACACAACCTTCTAGGTCAAGACCTCAGTTAACTAAAAAAGAAATATCTAAAGCTAAAGCTAGTACTAAAAGACCTTCTAGTGGAAGAAGAGGCGGTGGTGGCGGTAAAGCTAAAGGCGGCTTAATGGGAAAGAAAAAATAATGGAATTACAAGAATACAAACAATTAGTTCAAGAAAGATACACGTCTTTACCTGAAGATGAGAAAGCAATTATGAACTCAATCGCTGGTACACCTGTAGGAGATGTACTCGATAAAGTCTTTGGTCCTGAAATGAATGATCTATCTGTAGATGAACCTATGGAAGAACCTTCACCTATGCCACAAAACACTGAACAGGACCAAATGCAAAACATGGGCTTAGGTATCTAAACTAACCAATCCAAATAACTATAAGGCTACTCAGCTACGGCTGACCCCAACATAAGGAGAAAACATATGCCTGAATTAGAAGCAGTAGAAACACCGAAGAATGCTGGTTTTGTACAACGTGGAACTAACTATACACGTAAACAAGACCGTATGAAAAAAGAAGAAGAAGAAATTGCTAAACTAGAGGCACAGGCTCGTGGCGAAGAAGTTAAAGAGAATGAACCCGATGGCAAAGGATCTGAGACAACCGAAGTACAGGCCGAGGATAAT